TGGCAAAAAGTAAATTAAAAATTATGGAAAAATATAGCATTTATCACGAAGGAACAAAAACGATTGTTGAGGCAGACGAACTAAGGACTAATGATGTAGGTCAAACAACTTTGTATGAAATTGACATAGATACAGGTAAATATCACACCGTAGCAATAGTTCCAAAGGAGTATTTAATAATAAAAACGGGATTGTCTACTGATTCCCAATATTTAGTATTAAGCCAATAATAGTAACAAATTAAAATATAAAAATATGAGCTTAGAATTAGAAGGTAAGATTTACCGAATTGACGAAACAGTACAAGTATCAGATACGTTCTCGAAAAGAGATTTCATTATTGAAACGGATGAACAATACAAGCAATACATTTTGTTTCAAATGGTAAAAGATAAATGTAGTGTTTTAGATGGCTACAAAAAAGGCGATGCAGTAAAAGTATCATACAACCTACAAGGAAGGCTTTGGAGTAATCCTATGGGGGATGAAAAATGCTTCAATACCCTACAATCGTGGTTGATTTCAAAATTAGACACATCGAAACAAAGCCCGCCGGCGAATACGGCTACTACTCAAACTAATCCGTTGCCGGCAGCAGGAAATGAAGAGGAGCCAGATGATCTTCCGTTTGGTTAATTATGAAAAAGTTAATTCAAACGAGGCTTCATAATCCTCCGGAAAGTAGAGGGAATTGTCTTCCTGCCGTAATTGCTTGTTTTTTGGATTTAGATTCTCCGGAAGATGTAATTCAAATTCAAGAAACATACGACAAAGAAGGAGTTGATTGGAGAGGTGATTTATTAGAATGGTTAGGTTCACGAGGTTGGGATATGGGAGGATTAAGAGGTCATTTAGATACTGACGAATTTTATTTAGTAACAGGGGTTAGCCCTCGGAACTCAACAATAAATCACGTTTGTATTTACCAAAAAGGAAAATTGTGGCACGACCCGCATCCCGACCAAACAGGAATATTGACTGAAACTTATTTTGAATACTTAGAAAAAATATAATAAAACCCCACCACGAGATAAAGAGTCCTTCCCTGTCTGGAATGTAGGCCGAAACGAAGCTTGAGTCAAAAGATGGTCGGAAGTGGGAATGATTGCCATAACATCTAATTCGTTTTATGACTGACTCCGATAATTCGGAAATTTAGGGAGGTGGCGAAAATGGTAGACGCAAATTATACAGTGATGCGAGATACAGTATAATGGGTTGCCGAACCCAAGCATAAAAACGGCAGTGTAGGTTCGATTCCTACCTTCCCTACAAATAAAAAATACACAAAATGCAAGATTTCAAGAAGATAATAAAATACAGCGAGCTTTCAAAGATTATGACCGGCGGGCGAAATACCATCCGGGCAAATCGCCCCAACGCAAGCCATTCGAAGGCGTTGGAAGAGCTTTATGCCTTTTTGGACGGATGGGTCGAGAGAAATTCAAAATCGAAAGAAGCAACAGTAACCATAAAAACCAAGTAATATGAAAAAGCCACGATTCAAATTTGACCAAAGCGAGGGATTTGTACTCGGAATAGCGATTGACTTCCGCGAAATTCATATAGGGTTTATTGCTTGGATAATTACCGTAAAATTTAGAAAATAATGAAAAATATCACGACAAAAGTTGTTCATTCTCAAACAAAACCTGCTTGGAATGTTGTCGGAATAAGTATTCCTGGAAAATTTAAAATTGCAAGATGTCCTTATGAGTTTTGTGGAAGTGATATTATTAATGAAAGAGAACGAAAAGAAGCATTTGAACACGCAACTTTTATAAGCAATTGCTTTAACGAGAAATTCAAACAAAACTCAAATGGGTAGAAATAAAACCGCCAAAGAGATAAGGGAAAAGCACACGACCATTATTTTTTGCAAGGAAAATAAAATATACGAGATTGTAGATGTGCTAAAAACCCACAACAATCACGTATTATGGAACAAAACAAAATACGAATGGAGCCTTGCCGATTGGTTGGAATATTTCGAACTTAAAAAACAATACGAACTGATTTTAAAATGTATAAAATGATAGACAAAGCCACATTTTCGGAAGTAATAGAATTGATCCGCCAACAGATATTATTCGACAGAAGGATAGGAGAAACGATTCAGGAAGCCTTTGGAGTGCATCAAGAGTGTAGTTACAAAGACAATATGGCTATTCAGGCGACGATGAAGTTGCTACAAGTTCATTTTCCGAAAGACGAACACGGGTTTTGTCCTATCGAGCATTATTGTTTTTGGATTGAATTTGGTAAAATCGGAGACGAATTGCAAACGCCGGAGGAATTGTATGATTTTTTAATTAGTAAAATAAAATAAATTATGTCAAAGAATAAGCAATCAAAACCATTAGAACTATCAATAATGAGTGATCATGATTATGTTGAAGGAGTAGGTTATGTTCCAAAAAATACTGCCGTACATAAGTTAAAACCCGAACAATACCAAATAGGAATAGACACTTTCACTCGTGCAGAAGCCAATATGAATTTCGAGGAAATAATGGCTTGTTGCAGATTCAACATCGACAAATACACTTGGAGAAAAAAAGGACAAGACTTGGAAGATTTCAAAAAGATTATTGCTTATGCAGAGTTTGGAATTAAACAATTAGAAAAATAAAATATGAGTAAAATAAAAGAATTGGCATTTGAAATTGCAAAAAAATCTTTTGAAGGAAAAGTTGATAAAGGAGGGAAACCATATTTTAATCATTTATTAAGAGTTGCAAAACCTTTTGAAGATGATGAATTTCTTTATACAATAGCAATACTTCACGATTTATTAGAAGATTGTCCTGAATGGAATGAAACTTCTTTAAGATGCTTATTTTCTGAAAACATAGTTAGTACAATTGCAGTGTTGACAAAAAAAGACAATGAAGATTATTTTGAGTACATAAATAGAATTAATCAAAGTAGTTGGGCTACAAAAATAAAGTTAGCTGATTTAAAAGACAATATGGATATAACTCGGTTAGATTCAGTTTCGGATAAAGATATAAAAAGACTCAACAAATATATTGAAGCGTATAAAATTCTAAGTCAATAATAATGGCCGATAAACCTAAAAGAAGAACAAAAAAAGGAAAGATTCTTTATCCTGGAATGAAGAAACAGCCGGTTCACGGGAATAAGGGAAAGAAACGACCTTACAAGCCATTGGTGACTTATCAGGGCAAAATAAAAACGGGGCAAAGTGAATGGAAAAAGAGGACCAATGCCGAGTTCCTGAAAGTTCGTGAGGGAGAAACCGTGGAGCAATGGAGAAAAAGAACGATTCACCGTCGGGTGCGTGACGTGGATGAAATAATGGAGTTGAAGTTGACGCATCCCCTAAGAATCAATTTGCGGAACCGTAATCGCCATAAAATAGAGCAACAAAACAAATTTATTCGTGTGCAATGTGTTGAGCGAGAATTCGACTTTTTGCGGTATTACGGGATTGTAGTGAATTATTTCTCGATAAAATTCGGGATAAGGGTCGAGGATATCCAGATTGGGTTTTATTTCTACTCAAACATTCCTTTCACCAAGGAACGATTTGAAAACGCGGCAGTATTGCATTACGGAAGCAGCAAATTGAAGCATCAACGAGCGATAAACGAAGGATTAATTGAGGAATTAATGCAAACCATAAAGCACTACGACAAAGAGAACACGTACAAGAAAACAAGCCTGTTCCAATTGACACACGGGTTTTTGCTCCAGCTAACCCATATTTACCGAACGCTTGGCCGGATGAATACCATACAGCTAAACCAACCGATATTTTCGGGATTAAGCCCAGAAATAATGCAGATAATGAAGGATATGAACGACGACATCCAGGATATTCAAACAGGAAGAAAACCAACTGAAAAATTATAATTATGGAATACCACAAAAATTTAATTTTAGAAGATTTGTTTTACATTAACGACGACGGATTGGTTTGTTGCGAAGAGTGGAGAGATGTAATCGGATATAAAGGAATTTATATGATTAGTGATTTAGGAAGATTTAAAAGTTTTCAATTAAATACAATAAAAATAATTAAAGGGTGGAGAGATACATATGGATATAGAACAATTACTTTAAGGGAAAATAAAGTTTTAAAACCTAGAACAATTCATAGAATTGTAGCCGAGTCATTTTTAAATCATAAACCTAATGGCACTAATGAAATTGTTGTTGACCACAAAAATCATATTAAAACCGATGATAGATTGGAAAATATACAACTTGTAACTAACAGGATAAATTCATCAAAAGACAGATATAATGGAAGTTCAAACTTCATAGGAGTAACGTATAATAAAAAAAGTAAAAAATGGAGGTCTCAAATTACTATAAATAAAAAAAGAATAGGATTAGGATATTTTACAAATGAAATAGACGCTTCAAATGCGTATCAAAATAAATTAAAAATTATTAATCAATAAACAACAAAAAATGAACACAGAAACAAAAGAATTGACATTGGGAGAGAAAAGAGTTCGAGTAGAATTCAACCCATCAAATGTAGGAAATGTAAATTTCTTCAAAGAAAAAACCGCCGAACTAATTAATGTTTGCGAAGATTTGAAGCCAAAAGACGGCTCTATGATGTCAGGCGAAAAAGCCAGGCTTATTTCATTAGCGCAAACGGCTTATGAAGAAGCTGCAATGTGGGCAGTAAAAGCAGCAACTTATTAATAAACAAAAACAATAAATATGAACACAGAAAAATTGATTGCCAAGGGAGTAGAGAAACATTTTGACGGACAGAAAGTTTTGTTCAAAGTCGAGAGTTTAAAAGAGCATTTCGACGGATTGCAAATACACGAAACGGACATTGTATCGATTAAAGAGGTCAATTACGTAATCGCCGGCGACGTGAATTTTGACAATGCCACGGCCAACGAGGTTGCCCCGAAAGTGGAAGAAGAGCCAACCGCCGGAACCACCTACAAGGAAGCCGAAATACTAATGGGCCGCGGAAAACTTATTGCTCTTCCAGAATGGGGCGGTTTTTGGTTCAAGAACATCAAAACTGACGAAATCCTTGTCTTTACGAAAGAAGGAGAAATCACGGACACTCCATTTGAAGAATTCAAGAAAAGAAACGATTGGATTACCGTGGAGCCAACCGAAGAGCAACAAAAAGAAATGGACGAATACTTTGCGTCGCTTGAAGTTTTAGTGGAAGAAATAGCCGTTTTAGACGCAGGAAAAGTAAATGCAAGTAATTTAGACGAGCCTTCACAATATGTTTTTGCAGCTATGCCTACAGAGAGTCTTGAGGAGCCAATCACAGAAACACCTGCCGAAACAATCGAGTAACGCCAAGCCATAGTGCATAAAAAACCCCAATCTTTCCTTGTTATCGGAAGTTGGGGTTTTTCTTTGAATCAACAATCTAAATTATCCTACCCAAACCATATCGCGATAATCAACAAGTATGTACGCAATTCCTTTTTGGGTGAATGGAGTTACTTTGAACTTGTCGAAAATAACGACGTCGTCTATTTTTATTGTTTGGGATCCGTCCGACTTTTGGGGACATTCCGTTCCTACCGATACTACCCTGCCCTTTTTCTGTTTTTCGTTGGCATCGACGATTCCCGTCAAATCCAATCCTGAAGCCGTGATGTTTTCATTATCCACTTCCTGCACTATCACGTTAAGATTTAGTGCCTGTCCTTCAAATTTATTTTCCATTTTGTTCGAATCTTTTTAGGGTTATCACGTTATTTGTCCTTAACAAGTTGTTTGAGGCGGAAACGGCATTTGTCAGGGCAGTTTTCACGCCTTTTGCGGTGTCGAGTATTCCGGCATCGAACATATTTACGTGTTCGTATTCTTTTACGTCGTAGCCGTTGGGATATTCGGTTCCGTCGAAAAGACCTGTTGCACTTGCGTTGCTCAGTATTTTTTCAATAGGAGCGTCAATGGCTTTATGCGATACCATATCTAAATCAAATTCGGTATTGGCATAAAACAAAGTCGTTCCCCCGCCTGCCACTACTCCACCGTCTTTTGACGCTCTCACTGCACTTATGGCATCGTCCACTCGCGCCACTTTTTCTTCAACTTCGGATGGGGTTACTCCTCCCACCATCACCGTGGAAATTCCTCCCGAAATCTTGGCAATTCTTTCACGTAGGTAGTTTTTCTCGCCTTCGTTATCCTGGAGTTTTATTTGGGCGGTCAAGTCGGTAATTTTTCCTTTGGCAGCCGTATCATCATAATCTTTGTGTTTCGTGATTACGGTGTCTTTCTTGCCTATTTCAATACGCTCACAACTTCCAAGGTACAATTCCTCTTTGCCATCGTAGTTCACGCGGGCGATTCCCTGCAAAACTTCGCAGCCCAAAACCAAGGCCAAATCCGCCATTGTTTCACGTCCTTTTTTGCCTTGGTAGGGCGGTTTAATCACGCAGAAAGGGTATTTGTGTTTGGTCACGTTTTCGAGTATCATATTCGAAATATCGTGTTCCATATTCGACACCAAAACCAACGGGCGCGCTTGGCTTGAAGCGTATTCCAAGAAAGGAATCACCTCGTTTGCGGTTTGGAAATTAATCAGCGAGCAAAGCACCAATGGATTGTCGAATACCACGGATTGCGTATCGTTTACGTTGATAAATCCTTCGTTTGCATATCCTGCATCCAATGGATTTCCCGCAATGTGTTCGATGTATGTTTCGTCGGTAAAACTGCGTTTGTGGGAAACGATTCCGTACTCTCCCGACTTTATGAATGCTTCCTGCACGATTTTGGCAATTTCGTCGTCGCCGTGTGCCGAAGTCTTGGCAATGTCGTACATCAATCTTTCGTCCACGGGAACGGCAATACTGTCGATGTACTCGATTATTTTCTGTACCGATTCATCGATACGTTTTTTTATTTCAATGGAAGAGGTTCCTTTTTTTAGTTCGTCCAAGGAGTTTTTGAAGAAAGCCTGCGTGAGTACGCAAGTGAGCGTGGTGTTGTCGCCGACCAATTCAAAGGTTTTTTTGCAAGCTTCTTTCAATATTTCGCAAGCGATATGTTCCATCGGGTCTTCCCAATAAAGTTGTTCTAAAGAGTCCCAGCCATCTGAAGTTATGTTGGGCAAACCGCCAACCTGCTCAAAAAGGTTGTTGTTGCCTCTAAATCCCATTGTGTCCGACACGATGTCGCAACTTTTATTTAATCCAGATAGCAATCTTTGTTTCGCTTCGTCGCCAGACACGACCTGCCTTAAAATTGTGTTACTCATATTTGTTTTGATTTGATTAATAATGAGCAAAATTACGTAATTTATAAACGACAACAAATAATTGTTGTCGTTTAATTTATATCTTTGTCGTAAATGTTCAGTAAATGACTAAAATCTCCAAAAAATCAGCCTATCCAAAGAAAACTCCTGTAGTAAGCGACTACTTTGTAGGAACGGATAGCGAAAATAATTTAAAGACAGTAAATTTTGGATTTGAGGAAACAGCAAAGTTAATTAACGAGTTGACAGGTACTTCCATATTGAATTACCTATTTAAAACAAGCAATAACATCCCGCTAGAAGTTTTGACGGAAGGTGTTTTTTTATCCGACGAAAACGAAACTTCGATAGCAGGAATCACCAAGCTATTCATCAACAAAAAGAATTTCTACGATACAGATTTGACGGATTTGTTTCGGTTTATGTCCACGAACAAGAACGAGTTTTTAGTCACGTTGCGAAACTCGAACAATCTCAACAATACTGTTTATTTCAATATTGTGGCGATAACCGAATTTGCAGATTCTTTTACTTTTGAAGTTTCTACTTATTTTAGCAATGCGGCTTTTACAGATTTAGTTCATTTTAACATTTACTTCTTTAATTTTGAGTTAAAGTCAGTTGGTGGAAGTTCGGGTTCAGACCCGTTAAAACTTGATAAATCTACCTATGCGGGTAATGCAGCTGACCTTGACGAGAGGTTGGTTATTTTAGAAAATCAAACGGACTTAGACAATGTTTTTATCATAAGACCTGCTTTTTCTTTAGTAGATAATACTTTAATTATTGAAGATTTAGGAAAATGGAAATTAGATGGAACTATTTATGAAAACACTGAAGGAATAGAATTTCCAATAACTTTTTGCAGTCCAGGAAAAATAAGATTAGATTATTTTGTTCCCAACACCGACAACGGATTCACAAAAGTGTCAGGAATAGAAACATTGGGAATAGCAATTCCACCACAACTACCAAACGAGGGATTGTATGTTACTTATGTATTGGTTTCTGATTCAGGTGTAAGTGAGCCAGTTGTTCCTCCTACGGTGGTAATACCAAATATTGACCAAGTATTGGGTTCAGGTTTTTCTACAACAAAATTTATATGGTTCAGCAGTTATTTAAATTCTTTTTGTACCCGATTTGCAAATGACCATATTTTGTTTCAAAAACTTGAATCTGTTTTTAATTTCATAAGATCTGATAACACAACAGAAAGTTATACTGTACAACTCCCTAACAAGTTGGGAGGAGCGGGAGAAACTTTTGCAATGGTTTCGGACTTGACAAAAAGCAATGTTGGACTTGGCAACGTCGATAATACTTCAGATGCAAGCAAACCTGTTTCTACTGCTCAGGCTGCGGCTGATGCTGTTGTATTGGCATCAGCACAATCTTATACGGATTCTAAAGTTTCAAGTGTTTATGTGTTCAAGGGTAACGTGGCCAACTACGCAGCTTTGCCCTCTACGGGATTGACCATTGGTGATGTTTATAATTTAAGCGACACGGGAGAGAATTATGCGTGGACCGGAACCGTATGGGATAATCTGGGAACAACTATTGACGTTTCAGGAAAAGAAAATGTTTTAAATAAAACAGATACGGTTATAGGGAATGAAACATCTTCTTCATTATACGCCAGTATAAAAGGAATGGTTGATTACTTCACCGCTAGTAAAATAAAAAGCTTGTTGGGTATTACGACTTTATCGGGAAATAATACCGGCGACCAAGATTTGAGTGGATACTTAACAAGTTCAACCGCCACCACAACTTACGAACCTATAAAAGGAAGTGATGATAATTATGTAACTGATGCTGAAAAAACTGCATTAGGAAAAGACACCATTTCAATGGCAATGAGTGATGGAAGTACCGCTTTAGTTACGGGTGACACAGACCCGATGCAAGCGCCTTACAATTTTAATTTATCGAACGCTTGGGCTGGCGTTAAAACAGCGCCAACGGTAAGTAGTCTTATTGTCGACATAAAGAAAAATGGCGTATCAATAACATCGACAAAAATAGGAATTGATGCGAACGAAAAAACAAGCCTTACAGGAACCACACCTGTTTTTACAACAACTTCATTTACTAAAGGCGACGAAATTACAGGAAGTATTTACCAAGTAGGAAGTGGTGAAACTGGACGAAGCCTGAAATTATATCTTGAAATTATTAAAACTTAAAAAACAAAAAATTATGGTACCAGCAGTATTGATTAGAAAAAGCACCAAACAAATCATCAAGGAAGATGTATATCCTAATACAGATATGCAGCCAGTTCAAGGGATGGATCCCGACTATGAATGGTTGGTGAAAAACATACCTTATGCAGAACCTGCTTATGATTCCCGCATTTTTATTATGGCAACTAATTTGCCTGATTTGGCAGGATTGGAAAGTTTTGGAGAGCATCCAAGTTATCCAGGAATTCGTGAATACAGAATAACTTATAGCCCTGAAAAAAGACCTAACGAAGACATCATTCGCTCAATAGAGAATGCCGAAAAAGAAGCCAACAACGGTGTTTTTAGTGAGGCTGTCCACAAAGACCAAATGGCATTTATGTTGAATTCAGTACATAAAGATGCCAAGAGTTTGGAATTAACAGCGGAAGAACAAGACCAAATTGACAAGCTTGCCATAGTGACGGTGAATCTTGCCAAAAACAAAGACAACGCAGCAATCAAGATTGCACAGGTTAATGCGGGACAAGAACCTAACATTGATTCAGGATGGGAGAAATCGCTATAAATCCGATACACAACGTACATAAACAATATAGAAAAGTGAATTTAGTAAATACATACATCTCTACGCCACCAGTCACCTACAACACCTACATAGGAGGCATCTCCGCATCTGTGAGTTCTGCGGCACTTTTGGCAAGCAAACTAGGTATTTCGGTTGGTGCGATTTCTAATTTTACGATTGTGGGTGCTGATATTAAATGTAAAATTACAGGGAGTTATTCGATGCCGGGTAATTGCTGGGCTTCTAACTCAGCAATAACATATTTCAGGGACTTTGACGGCTTAGTAACCTCAATAAGTGTTGGCGGTATAGATGATAACGGTCAATGCATAGAATGGTATTTTCCTAATTGTTTGTCAATTGCAAAAACAGTAGAAAACTACTCATTCCACAACAACCACACACAAGGAGTTATATTATATACTCCAAGATGTACTGATTGGGGAGGCACACAAGGAACGGACGGAGGAATGTTTCTTAATATTGGAAATGCTTTGGACGCTAAAGGATTTACTATTTATGCCCCCATAGCAATGCAGACATCGAATTCTGGAGGTGTAGAGGGGGATTTAGCAGCAGCAATAGTTGGTGGATATAATACTCTTAAATACGTTTCAAACTTTACTGTTCCAAATCCCGTTACAACATTAGCAGCAGGAACTATTTACAACACCGCAATACAATTGAATTTCACGCCACCAAGCAGCACGAATGCAATAGACTATTATGAATGCTATGCTAACGGTTTTTATAAAAATAAAATTACTGGAAGCGGGCAATTTATATCAAATTTAATTCAAAACACAAATTATAATATCACAGTTTATGCGGTTGATATTTTTTACAATAAGAGTTTGATTTCAAATATAGTAAATATAACGACCACTAATTCATTGGCAGATACTGACGCCGCAGCATATACTACGGCATCAAGCAACACGGCATATCAATATGTTATTCAAGATTTGTTTAAAATGTTGAAGGATAATTCGCTTTACTCAAAGATGCAAGCTTTTTATCCATTTTTAGGCACAACATTGACACAACAGAAATGGAATGGAAAAAATCCGCTTGACACAAACTCTGCTTTTAGATTAACGTTTAACGGAGGGGGTACATTTAGCGATTTAGGGTATCAATGTAACGGCACGAATGCTTATGCAAACACTTATTTTGTCCCTAGTGTGAATCAAAACGTAAATAGCAACGGATTAACATTGACGATTGGAACAAACAATACTTTAATTCCTTCAAGTGTTTGGGAGATAGGAACCTATGTTTCTGCAACACAAACTAGTTTACTTAGTGCTAAAGAAAATAATTCAAATTATGCTGTAAGAGCTGGATTTAACACAACAACTTATGCGTCTAGGACTGGGGTAAATGACGCAAAAGGAATTATAACAGGAAGTAAAACAGCGTCAAATGTCCATAAACTATTAAAGAATGGTTCGTTATTAGCAACAAGTACGGGCGGAGGTACTTTATCAAATACAGCTTTTTACATAGGAGCGTTGAATAATCCAGGTGGTGTGGCTGGCAACTTCTCTAATCAAAGAATACAGTTTGTAGCTTTTCACGAAGGATTAAGCGATGCGGAAGTAGTAATATTACACACAATTATAGACACATTTGAAACAGCTTTAGGGCGAAAAACTTGGTAAAATATGAAAGCAATATCAAAAACAAAAGCAATTCTTTTACACGATAGAGGAAATTAACAAAAAAGGCGGGTGCATAATTATTAGATGCTGGTTGGAGAGAACGAGGCCGCCTTTAAAACATAAAAACACTAATTATGAGCATAAAAAACATTTACAAAGGATGGAAATCGACGCTGATAGGAATTATTCTTTTTGTGTCGGGATTGGCTTATGTGGGGTTATCGTTAATTAATGGAGTGGCTCCAGATTATGTGATAATGTCAATTTTATTGGCTGTGGGGATTTTGTTGATATTCTCGCCTGATTTCCTGATAAACAAGTTACAAGAATTTATTGGCAAGAAAAGTAAAGAAGTATAATATTTAAAGGAAAACAAAATGAACCTTGACGAAAAAACCCGATTCGAGAAAATGGAAAAAAGTGTTGAATTAATACAGGCTGACGTAACAGAAATTAAATCAGCATTGCTTGGGAATCATTTGTCCGGCGATAAGGGATTGACTGGTAGGATTGATGTTTTGGCGACAAAACAAGACGTTCAAGAAGCACAAATGAAATTACTTATCGAGGACAAGATAAAAAACGCCATTTACATCAAGTTAATCAATTGGCTTTTAGTGGTAATTGGTTCAGGGATTATAACGGCTGTTATTGCCATAGTATTCAAGTAAGATGAATCTAAACGAAAAATATAAAACGCTATTTAATTCCTATCAGGTAAACGAGCCGTTGCGTATTGCTTATTTTATGGGAACCAGGGAAGCGGAAAATGGAGTAGGAAAACCAACAAGAGAAAGTTGTTATTACAAAACCATCGATTCGTTGAGAAAAACGTTCAAAACTCCATTTCTAAATAAAACAGATGCTTTTGTTTCACAATATTTAAGAAACTCGGAGAAATGCGCCAATTATGTTTATGCCAATCGTGAAGGAAATGGAAACGAAGCAAGTGGCGACGGTTTTAAATATCGTGGCGGAGGAGATTTTCAAACTACATTTTATAATGGTTATTTAAAATTAGAAAGAAATACTCGGATTCCATTTACCATTAACCCTGATTTAATACTTACCGAAGCAAATTCATTGATTTCAGCTTTAGAGTATTGGAAAAATAATAACCTAAACCAATACGCAGATACCGATAACTTAGATGCCCTTTCCGATATAGTGAATATGGGACGCCGGACAAAAACAATTGGCGATGCCAATGGATATAAACACAGAAAAGAATGTGTAGATAAATGGAAACAAATCCTTAAAATCTAATCAAATGAAATTCGACAAAGACATAATAAAATCATTGTTCTACGAGAACTGGAGTTACCTGCTTAACGTGGTATTGCTTGTTATGCTTTATCTTTCTTTCGGGGTTTCGGATGAAAAAGACGGGGTTATTTCCTCGTTAAAAAAAGAAGTCAAAGAACTTGTGGCAAGTGCCGATAAATACGTGGCCAAGAACAACGCCTTGAACGATAAAATCACCTTACTTGAAACTCAAAAGCAAAAGGTAAAAACAGAAATCGTCTACATCCAAAACAAGACGAAATCCGACGTTAAAAAAGTCCCCGCGCTAAATACCAAGCAAATCGCAAATTACTATCAGGAACGCTACAAATTACCGGTCACAATCACACAATACGGAGTTTCTCTGCCCGACACCATCGCCAAAAAGAATATTGTTGAATTAATTGAAAAGGACGGTTGTTTTGCCGAGGTGAAATTGTTTAAAGTACAACTGCAACTGGAAGAAAAAAAAGGAATAGTTAAAGATACGATTATAGGAAATCTTACTAATGCGAATACCGACCTACATAAAGCGGTTTTCGCCCAAGATAAAATTATAGAAAATACTGAAAAATCCTTGCGAAAAGAGAAAAGAAATAAGACTTTTTGGAAGGTAGTTTCGGGAGCAATACTCACAGGAGCAGGTTACTTATTGATTACGCAGTAGTATAAATCAAATCAAATCAAAAATGTCAAACCAACACACGGGAAGTACTTGGAATAAATTCGATAATGAGATTAAAAAAATACTGAAAGAGAATGAAGATATTGAGCCGATAGATGTAGTGAACAAGTTGGAATTGGAAATGGATTGTTTTGAAAGACAGGCTTTGTCAAAATACATACGAAGGAATAAAACAAGGATTTTAGATAGAAATGAAGGAATTTATGAGGCTTGTGAGGATATAAAAGTAGATTTTACTTCGGCTAAAAACCTTTGGATCAAAACCAAAAACAAAGACGGAAGCGGAGTAAGTGGATTTATTGTGAATCCAAATTATGTGGCTCCAGTTGAGGAAGATAAAATCGTTAAGGAAATCGACTTTTTGTCGATATTCAAAGATAAAATTCAGCCTTTATGCTTAAATCCAATTGAAAACTTTAAGCCTACAGCCTTATTTGACCGATTAGTGATAACCGATATTCATATCGGTATGGATGTAAACAAAGACGGATATTCCTTGTATGACGGTGAATGGAACGAGAATATTTTATTTGAAAGGTTAAAAGAATTAGTTCAGCATACGATTGACAACAAAAAGTCAGATTTATTGATAATACAGGATTTGGGAGATTACCTTGACGGCTGGGATGGCGAAACTACAAGAGGTGGTCACAAACTTCCTCAAAATATGGATAATCAGGAAATGTTTGACATAGGATTGAAATTCAAGATAGCCTTGGTGGACAATTTGATTTCAAGTTTTGACAAAATACAATTCGTGAATATTTGCAACGACAACCACGCAGGAAGTTTTGGATATATAGTGAATTCGGCATTTAAAGCCTACATAGAGCTTAAATACCCAAACAGCATAGAAGTTGTCAACCAACGAAAGTTCATCGACCATTACATAGTTAAAAACCGTTGTTTCATATTGACCCACGGGAAAGATGACAAGAGTTTAAAATTTGGGTTTAAACCGATATTGGATTCTCCACAGATAGAAAAAATAAAAAATTATATTGACGAATACAAATTATATCAATACCAAATAGAATTCAGCAAAGGAGATTCGCACCAATTGATGTTTGATTTCACGAGCAGCACGGCCTTTGAATACCAAAATTTTGGAGCATTTAGTCCACCGTCAGACTGGGTTAAAACTAATTTCAAAAACACGTTAAGTTGCTTTACGCATTTCAATTATTACGAAAACCAAAAAGGGATCAATAATTACATTTTCAAGAAAATGTAATATTACGCAAAAGCGTAATAAAACGAATTATTACCATTATACGCAATACCATATAATGGGTATTATAATACACAAAACAGGAGCAAAAGCATATAATAACAAACAGAAATTATGGCAAAAGCGACGATAGTATTTGATTTAGAAAAAGACAGGGATTTAAGGGACTACAATCTCTTCAATAATGCGGAAGGAATGTTTGACGCGTTATTCGAGATTTCGTACAACCTTAAAAAGAAAATGAGATTTGCAGTTGAAGAAATAGACCTTAAATCCGGAGATACTTTAGATATGGTATTTGAAGCCATAGCCGAAATTCTTGACGACAACAACGTAAAAATAGAAAATCTAAAATAAGAAACAATGACAAAAATAAGCAATCAGGACGTTTACATAATAGACACCTATATTTCGGATCTGGATTCCATTATTGGCACTGACGGCAACACCTTGGCAAAAAAAACGAAGAATTTCCTTTTGGGTAAATTAAGGCAGTATTTTTTAAGCGGACTTTCTCCGTTGACAGGAGGCTCTTTGCGTTTCACAGAAATCACTTATTCAGGGGGAGCATATTCAACCTATGCCGATGTGCTGAACAATCTGGATCCAGTGTTTGTTGTTGACCAATATCATGTAGTGGTAGTCAATCTAAACGGAGCAAAATCAATATTAAAACTACAAAACCAAACTGTAGGTATCGACCTGCCGGAAGTACTGACTACGGATTTTATCGTATTGCCTACTTCCGTGGGGCCACAAGGGCCGCAAGGAATTCAGGGACCTTCCGGCGCAAATGGATTAGACGGAAGCGATGGAGCTACAGGACCGCAAGGAATTCAGGGCGTACAAGGAATACAAGGACCGCAAGGCATTCCAGGTACAAACGGAATAGACGCTTCGAACAATTTGCAAAGAGATATGAGTGCCAGTTTTTCGGTGGCAGATTCCGACAACAACTACATCATTCAATTAAAAAATGCTTCGGACATTGTGGTAACTGTTCCAGACACGTTGAGCATTGCCAAGTTTTGTTGTGGATTCATTCGCAAAGGCGTAGGCGAAGTTTCTTTCGTCGGTAGTGGAACCGCGACATTAGAAAACACCGTTGGCTACAGAATAAAAGCACAGCACGACCCCGCTTTTCTGGAAAGGGATAACGCCTCACAGACATATACATTGTTGGGAAACACTAAAATATAAGTTATGCATCCATTCAAGAAAATGATTTACATGTTAAGGAATGAAACTTCAATAGAACCGGAACCCGGCTCCTATTGCGTAAACTGGACTGCTTCAAATGATGGAAACATAAAAATGTCAACAACTGGATATATTGATTTTACCGCAATGTTGGCGGGAAGGACAATAATGGGAGGAGGCGCATCGATTGGGACGATTACGGGATATATTATTGCAGGAATGAGTCCTTTTACCTGCTCTGTGTCGATGACTTTCACGACGTCAAAAGCCCAATGGAATACGGACACTTTACCTGTTGAAACCGACAAGGTCCTGACTTCGCTTATTTACACCGTCAACGTGGTGTTTAACAATGCCTCGGAATATGACATTATCGATGGGCAGACAAATGCTGTCGTTATTATGGGCCAAACTACATCAGATTACAATGATTGCGTATTATAAACAAACAATTAAATAAAAACAAAATGGCCGATACAAAAAGAATAAGAGTACTTACGGTAGCTATGTCAGATAGAGAGGCTGTTTATGTAGCCGACAAACCAAGGCCAATCACCATAAACGGAGAGCGATTGACGCGAATCATCACCAATATCGAGTTGGTTGACGAGCATTTCGAAATGTACATTTCATCTGGCGCCGAAAGCAAGCATTGGAAGGACATTCCTAAAAACAATAGCGTAACCGTTGAATATTATATCGAATAATGATGCGAATGACCGACAGATTTATTGTTTCTCCTTTCAACGGGGAGAAATTTATCACCACCAAAAAAGTGGGCGACAAAACGCTTATCGTGAACACCTCGATAGAAAATGCCAAGGACGTGAACCGAATAGGAGTCGTGGAATCTTTGCCGTTGAATTACGAAGGGAATATTCAGGTTGGCGACAAAGTAGTGTTGCAGCACAACATCTTCAGGACCTACTTCGACGGACAGGGAAAGACCAGGGAATCGGATTCATATATCAAGGAGAATTTGTTTCAGGCATTGCCGGAGCAGATATTCTTGATATTCCGTGGAGAAGAAACGATTTCGGTGGACAACTTCGTGTTTATCGAACCCATAATCGAGGAAAAAAAATGGGTTGGCGCCACGGAATTGGAACACGTGGGAATCGTGAAATATTCCAACAGCATATTGGAAGCACAGGGAGTTTTCGTCGGCGATAAAATAGCCTTCAAAACGGATTCTGAATACGAGTTTGTGATAAACGACCAAAGATTGTATAGAATGAGGACCAGAAATATATTGGCAAAACTTGAAGCATAGTTTTGGTTTGCCAAATTTAAACGACAACAAACGTTTGATAACGTTTTATTAATACCTTTGTTACCAATGAAAGGCTTGAGTGAAGACATAGAATTTGCAATTAAGGATTCCCTACAAGGGATGGAGCTTAACGTTGACATATCCAAGGTCAACGACGACAAATTGTCTGCGCTTGTTAAATCCAGAATTGAATCTTTTATTGCGATAAAAGAACTTTTGGTTACTTGGCAAAATTCACCTAATGCCCCAAGTCACGAAAAGTTACGAAGTTATATAATTGAACTTGTATCAATAGGTGATAAATCCATTGAAGTATTACGTAAAGCATTAAAAAAAGAGATAAATTTTGAAGGTTTAAATGCCGAGAAATATGGAACAGCTATTAGTTCAAAACCTCTTTTACTTAAAGCAATTACCGATATTAATGCAGGAAACATCGAATTGCAAAACCAAATCGATTCCGACAAGTTTGACCTTCAGGAACGTGAATTCAAGAGAGGTTATCCGGAGAAGTTTGCCAATCAAGAGTTTTTGCCCTTAAAAAAATACCACAAAGAATGGTATGACGAAGCCACCGACAGCGTAATGATTTGCCCCTTGGGAACCAAAGGAGAAATTATCACCCTTGACGGGTTGAACATAATGCTTCCTAAAAAACCGAGGCGTTCCGAAATCCTTTTCGAAAAATACGCACCGGCCGAACAATATTGGAGAAGACAGGAAATACCGAAAGGTTTGACACCCGATACCGAAGAAGCTTTTGCGGATTACATAATTAAGGAATTCAAACGTCGTAGAGAAGGCGTTTGGTTTATGAATAACGGACAGGCAGTTTACATCACTCCCGAACATTATATGGGGTTGCAATGGAACCAAATGGCAGATACGGGAGGTTACAAAGAATTTCGTATGGCACAGGCCAATATGTATTATTTCGCCAAAGCCTGTTTGATTGACAAAAGAAGCATTGGAATGTTTTTCACCAAGGGTCGTCGTACCGGTTTCACGGAAATGGCATTAGACCATTTGGTAGAATTATCGACCACAACCAAAAATCAAAAGATAGGCATCACTTCCAAATCCGATGCGGATGCGATGGTAGCTTTTCAAAAATACTCGTATGTAATACAGAATTTACCCTTTTTCTTCCAACCGGTAGTGAAGGGAAAAATTGACGACGTAAAGAAAATGGTGTTCGGGAAACCATCGGACAATTCGAGGGCGGCCAAAAAAACTAAAGATACTTCGACGTCGGATTACCTAAACACTACCGTCGATTACAGGGCTACAGCGATACTATCCTATGACTCCGTGAAACTGAATATGTATTTGGGCGACGAAGCTTCAAAATGGGAGCATTTGAGCTATTTGGCGCACTGGTCGAACATCAAGCCCACAATGATTCAAGGAGGTAGAGTTGTTGGGAAATCATTCATTGGCTCCACGTTAAACCCATTGGCAAAAGGAGGAAGCGATTTCAAATTAATGGATATTGGTTCGAATGTATTGAAGCGAAACGACAACGGCAGGACCACTACGGGTTTATACGCTTATTTCTTGCCGGCACACCAAAACGCTGAAGATTACACGGACAAATATGGCGTTTGCCACACCGTAGTGGAAAAAGGAAAAAGTTTCGTGAATGCACAGGGAGAGTTAAAACTATACGGCGCGTTGCAATATTTGGAAAACGAATTTAAGTCGGCCAGAATGTTGGGAGAGAAAAATTACTGGAATGCTCGACGTTTGGACCCGATTACCAAGGCAGATGCTTTTCGTGACGAGTCAGTTTCCACCATATTTGACCAACAGAAAATCAACGACCAATTAGACTACAACGAAACCTACGACATCAGAAAAACACTTACAAGAGGAAATTTTTCTTGGGAAGACAATACTCCTGATACAAGAGTTATTTGGACGCCAACCGAAAAAGGAAGATTCTTGGTCGCGTGGATTCCGCCGGCGGATATGCAGAATAAATGGGAAATCAAACGGAACGAGTTTGGCCACGTATCAAAACATCCAGGAAATGATGATTTGGGAGCTTTTGGGGTCGATACCTATGACCAAGATTCCACGCAAGGAAGTCAACTTGAAGAAACAGAAAACGGATCGGAACATAGCGAAGGTTCTAAAGGAGCCTTCATAGGACTTACCCGCACCACGATGAAAGATGCTCCAAGCAATTGTTTTATCGTGGAATACATCACAAGACCGCAAACAGCCGAAATATTCTTTGAGGATTGCTTGATGGCGGCAGTATTTTACGGAATGCCTTGCTTGATTGAGAACAACAAAACTCGATTCTTGTTGCACTTTAGAAACCGTGGTTATCGCGGTTATTCGATACATCGTTTTGACAAGCCGATGAACAAGCTGTCGCAAACGGAAAAAGATTTGGGAGGCGTACCGAGTTCGGGCGTGGACATTATCACGCAACACTGGACAGGAATTGAGACCTACATTGACAAATACGTCGGAAACTATACCCAAGGCCAAAACTTGCGCCCAGTGAGAGTCGAAGGAGAAATGGGAAGTATGCCGTTTGACAGAACACTTCGCGATTGGGCAAGATTCAACGTTGCCAAGAGAACAGAATTTGATGCCACGATTGCTTCTGGATATGCGATTATGGCAGTAAACAGAAAACCATATTTAGCTCCCACGGGGCCAAAAAAACCAGTACAAATAAAATTTCAAACATACTCATAAGTTATGGAAGACGATAAAGGATTTAAAATATCAGCGACTATCGCCCCGCCGAGTCAAATAGATAGTTTCGCTACAAAACAAAGCCGTGCTTATGGAAAAGCCGTTGGGGATATGATATATTCCGAATGGTTTTATAAAGGCAACGGAGGGTCTTGTCGATTCTATACCGGCCGCGCGGAATTTTACGAAAGAAGAATTTACGCCAACGGAATGGTAGACATGACCAAATACTATCCTATGTTGGGTACGAACGGTGATGTTTCTTTGTTGAATTTAAGCAAAAAGCCGTTGTCGAGAATGCCTAAAATCGTGGATTTGGTGGTAAACGGAATGGTAAACCGCCCCTACTCCATCAAGGCAAAAGCTATTGATCCTGATTCCGATGAAGAAAAAAGAGCGTATCGCAAAAGAATTGAGGATGAAAGAAACTCTTTGCCTTTTACCCAAAAAGCACTTGCCGAAACCGGTATCGATGTTAGTGCTATGCCCGCAGATGAAATTCCGCAAACCAAAGAGGAAATGGACATTCACATGCAGATGGAATGGAAACCTTCCAATTGTTTGTCGAACCAGATTGCCATTGCCACGGTAATGGAGGAAAACGAGTACAACTTGGTAATCAACAAGAAAAATGTAAGGGGATTGGTGGTTGACGGGGCCGCTGCAACCCGCACCCGATTGAATCCCGCCAAAGGGATTATAACCGAGCCTATTGATTTTGCCGATATGGTTTATTCGCCTACAAAAGACCCTTATTTTAACGATTGCTTTTACAAAGGACACGTTTCACAGGTATTGCTTTCCGACATATTTGTGGAATATCCCGAATTGTTGAATACCCAAAATGCCGAAGTAAAAAAAGAGATTGAAATGTCGGCAAGTAATTGGGCGAATCATCACGGATTGCCTAAAACAGACGCAATAAAAGGCACGACCAACCTACTCTACTTTACCTATAAAACTTTCCGCGAGAGAGCCAAAAAAGTAAAGAAACTATCCAATGGTGAAACGGTAATCGAAGACGCCAACGAGTTTTTTGACGCTTCAAAACCGAAAGACAAGAAAGATAGATACATTAGAAACTCCGTTGTAGAAGAAGTGTTGTTTGAAGGGTGTATGGTCTTGGGAACCAATATTTTGTTGAAATGGGAATTGGCCAAATCTATGACCCGCCCAAAATCAAACAACAAGAAAGTTTGCGAACAATACCGAATGATTGCCCCGAATATGGAGGGCGGTCATATTTCGAGTTTAGTTTCAAGAATGATGCCCGTTGAAGATGATTTGAATGTTCTTGAATTGAAAGGACAGCAAATACGACAAGGAATTAAGCCTGATGGTATTGCCATTGATATTGACGCTTTGGCTGATATTGATATGGGAGAAGGGAAGACCCAAACGGTGCAGCAATCATTGAATATGTACCTACAAAAAGGTAGTTACTTATATCGCTCCTCACAATTGGGAGGAGAATACAACAACGCCCAAAAACCTTTTCAAGAAATTGCCACTGGAGACAGTATAAATAAATTAGTTGCCTTGCGAAACGAAAGCAACGCCAAATTAACTGAATTAACCGATTTAGTGGGACTAAACAAAGCGAGTGACGCTTCAACTCCAGACAGGGATAGTTTGGTAGGGATTCAAAAAATAGCCGCTTACAACTCGAATTTAGCTACAAGACATATCTTGGACGGTGCAGGATATTTAGTATTGAAAACTGCCGAAACCATCAGTTATGCAATTTCGGATATTTTGAAATACTATCCAAGTTTAAGGGAAGATTTGATCCAAAAAATTGGAGCTTCCGCCGTCGCCGATTTGGACATAGTGAGAGATTTACATTTGAGCGATTTCGCCATATTCTTTGAGTTGGAAATGGACGACGAAGAAAGAGCAGAATTGAACCAAGATATGTCGACCGCAGTAGAAAAAAACTATATCGGATTGGAAGACAAATACAAAATACGCAACATCAAAATCCTTGATTTAGCTATCCAATACTTGACAGTTTTGGTGAAAAAACGCGCCAAGGTAATGCAGGAACAAGAAGCGCAAAAATTCAAAATCCAAAGCGACGAGAATATTCGTGCTGCACAAGAAGCGGAAAAAGCAAGACAGGAAACGGCTCAACTTGAAGGACAAATAAAGATGCAGGTACAGCAATCTATTTCCCAAGGCGAATTAGCCAAGGAAAATGCAAGAGGAGAGCAAGACCGATTGACGCTTGCTGACAAAATAGTTGGAGACAAGGAACTGCAAATGCTGATTAATTCAGGCGCACACGAAAAACTTGAAAAACTAAAACAAGACAAGTCAGCCACACAAGCCGAGGCCGCCACGCACACGAGTAGAATAGCCGACCAAAAAGCCAAAGGGAAAGACCCTATCGACTTTGAAAGCGAAAAGGCAGAAATGGAAATGTTCGATATAAACCAATAGTCACAATGAAAACAAACACATACGAAAACGACAATAACATTTCCTTAAATGACAAGGTAACAGGCACGGATGCTGACGATGCAAACAAGACTAAAAACTATACATTCCAAAGGATAAAGGATTTTTTAATAGCGCAGGGATTAGGAGGCGGAAGTAGTGTTGACATTAGTGGAAAAGAAGACACTTTAAATAAATCTACCAGTATAGACGCAGACGGAGACAGTGATATAAAATATCCAAGTGCCAAAGCCGTAAAGGAATATGTTGACAGTAATACTGGATTAGCATTACCATTTAAAACCTATGCAACAAACTTACGTTTTATGAGCGACGGCAGCGTTTCTGATAATATTATTTTGGATGAATTTACAGAAAAAAACATCATTGTAAATCCTCAAAGTACTGGTGTTTATGAATTTACATCATCTACGGCTACATTTTCTTCCAATAAAACATACATACCTCCTTTTGGTTACCAAGGATCAACAACTAATTCAGGTGTCATAAGATTGCCACTATTCAGTACAAATTCAATTGTAGGATATTTTTGGGTTCAAAGAATACATTCATCTTTGGTTAGATTAACTATAACAGATGTTAATAGTGCGGCTATAAATCCCTATACCATTTTAGTTGATAGAGAATTACAAATAGAAATAAAAGTATATAACTAACCAATAAAAAAAAGAAACTATGCCAGACCCAACAACAAATACAGAATCAAAGAAAAAAGTAATGGTAAAAGTGGTAAAAGGAGCCAACGGAGCAAGAAGCACCCGTTCCGTTGAAACCACTACTACACCCGGAACGCCAGACACCGTAATAAAAGGAACGCCATCTACCGTCATTAAAGGAAAAGAAGGTTCGCCGGCGGTTTTGCCTGGAAAAGGAGTCAAGGGAAGTCCCGAATTTGACAAGGCTTTTGGAAAAGCCAAGGCATCCGGAAAGAAAATATTCGAGCATAATGGAAAAATGTATAAGGTACAGATAGGTGACACTAAAGGAAAACCTGCCGTGAACCCCACGCCGGATATTGTGACTCCGGGAACTCCCGACAAAATTATTCCAGGAACTCCTCCAAAAACAGAAACTAAAGTGGATGAAAAACCAATTCCATCGGCGGTTTACAAAGTGGATGCTAAAAAAGGAACGATTGGAGGAGCGAAAAGGGATGGAATTGGCGGGGGAATTACCACCGACAGCCAAGTCACCGCCAACCCAAAAGTGGCTGACAGAGCCGTAAAAGGACAGGAAAACTACAATGCTAAAATAGACGTAAAATATGCCCCCGATACCGAAAACGAAGACGGTTTAAATCCTGCACAACTAGCGGCAAAAAATGCCAAGGCAGAAAAAAGACGCAATGAGTTGAAGGGAACTACAAGCGTAAGTTCCATTGATGTTCAAAGCGGATTGGAGAGAAAAAAGGTTTCAGAATTGAAAGGTAAATAAAAAGCAAAAAGCGGATAACTTCAAGGCTATCCGCTTTTAGATTTGTTTTCTCCGAATGGAAGAATCAACTTGTTGCAGTCGGCGGATTCGAACCACTCTTTAGGCTTATGAGGCCTTCGTGCTAACCTTTACACTACCCTGCGGTACAAATGTAAATAAAATAAACGACAACAAACATTTGTAATTGAATAAAATATACTTTTGTACTAATAAATCAAATCAAATCAAAATATTATGCCACAGGATGAAAATGTTATTCCGGAAGCGGAAGTAGTAGCAGTAGAAAACCAAGAGCCTACAATATCATTTGCCCCGGTTACAGAAAATGACGATGTAATAATTCCCGAAGCTGAAGTAGTAGTTCCAGAAGTTGTTGAAGAAGTTCACGAGCAAGTAGCCGAGCAGGTTTCCGAGCAAGTCGGAGAAGATGAATATGAAGCAGTAGAGCTTGACGAGGATTTGGCCATAAAATATTTGGCAGAATCGAAAGGAATGACGGTAGAGGAATTTCAGGATTCATTGACGCCGAAAGAGCAAAAGAAATACGCTCCTGCAATGGAGAAATTCAACGAGTTCATTGAAAAAACAGGAAACACAAATTACAACGACTTCTTGGAAACGCAGAAGGATTGGAGTACCGAAAGTGAAGAAAGCCGATTAAGAAGCTACATCAAACTTTCGAACCCTGATTTGACTGATAAAGAAGCTAACAGACTGTATGAGAAACAATATGGACTGGAAAACCTTGACGAAGAGGACGACGAAGATGAAATCCTGGACAGAAAGATAAATATTAAAACCGATTTGAAGAAAGCGGATGCGTTTTTCGAAAAACGAAAAGAAGAATTCAATGCCGTTGGAGGGTCTGACGAGCATATTCCGATTGAGTATCGAGAAGCAAAGAAAGCGATTGACAATCAACAGAAACAAGAAGAAGAGTTTGATGCGACAAACAAAGCAACAAGAGATAAGTTTATTTCAAGAACCGAGTCTTTATTCACCAACAATTTTGAAGGGTTCAAAATTCAACTGGGAGACAAAGAAACAGGGTTCGAAGATTTCACCATTAAACCGGACAATCTTAACGAAGTAAAAGAGTTTCAGCTTGACTCCACCAATCTTTTTAGCAAGTTCTTAGACAAAAACACCGGAGAGATTGCCGATATTAAAGCGTATCACGAAGCAATCTATATGGCGCAAAACTATAAAACGGAACTGAATAAAGCCTTTCAAAGAGGACGAGCAAAAGAACTAGAAATCCAAGACAAGGTTTCCAAAAATATTCAACCGGAAAATATTAGAGCCATACCAAGTATTGGAGAAACCGGAGTTTCGTTTACAAAAGAACCCTAAAATTTCTTGTTTTAAAATAATT